ATGGCAGCAGTACAGGAAGAAAAAAGAAATGTAAGTAACCAGATCGAAGATGTAAAAGAGATGATTCCGATGTTAAAGGAACTCTCCGACGATGAAAAGATCTACATTAAAGGAATGCTGGCCGGATTCCAGACAATGCGACAGCTTGGAATTAAGACAGCATAAGGAGGGATGAAAGATGTATGCAAACAAAAAGAACCTTGCTGCACTGTTTGGTGTAACAACACAGACAGTGCAGCGGAGAGTAAAAGGCATTGAGAAACTGATTGGGGATCGCTACAACCAGTATGCGATCCTGGACAATTTAGTGAGTGTGGCCGTGTATGCAGACTATGAAAAATATCATAAGTGCCTGGAGGACAAGCTCACTAAAAAATATGTTCCGCCATTCGATATGAAGGAAGCAGGAGCATACATATTCGTGGATATGGAGAAAGGAGCGTGTGTGCTGTGAGAAAAAGTGTGAGTATACAGCCAAGAAAAGTAACCGACAGAGGCGGATGGTTGTGTATGCCTTTGGTGGTCCATACACCGGAAGGAAAACCGGGATGAGAAAAGATACACTGTCCGGTATGTGGTGAATTGTGCTGGAAACGACCAACGGACGCAGGAGTAATTGAGAAAAGTAGGTTAGAAGGAGCAGCGTGCACATCATGTGCGCTAAAGAAAGGAGCGGGGCAACTGTGAGAATGAGAGTAAGAGAAATTAATTTGTTGGGAAATGATATGGAGGATATCCAAAAACTAATAGAAAAAGAGAAAGGAGAAGAAACCTATGGAAAAAACAATCCATAAAATTCTGATGGTACTTGTATTGTCTTTTGTATACATGACAGCAATTATTGCATTGCTATTGTTGTACTGCAGACTGGAAGGACCATTAGGCATAGTTTTTAAATAAAAGAAGAGCGTACAGAAAACTGGGTGAAGTTTAGCTGTACGCACACGATGCATTGATAATCCCGAAAAACTCTCACAACCATGAGTCTAAAGTCAATAACATCTATATAAATTATAGAACAGACTTCCAGGAAAGTCAATGCATCGAACATGGATGGAGCAGCTGCATTTTGCGGATGTTTCGCAGGGAAAAACGGTGGTGAAAAGCCACCGTTGAGAACTTGATAAAGATATTAAATTAAGGACCATAACATGATAAAAAGACAAACATATAAGCTGCAGAAAGGGAACGTCTTACTGGTGCAGGAATATCATGATGGGGGATATGGTGCAAAGGGAATAAACCGGATCAAGAGAAGAAAAGCAACGAAAGAAGATATGGCCCGGGTAAATAAATGGAACAAAGAGAAAAGATGCCAGATAAGATTGCTGGAGTATTTCAAGCCATCAGACCTCATGATCAGTTGGACGTATAAGGTAGAAGATAGACCACTGACTATGGGAGCAGCGTTGAGAGATTTTGGGAAAGCTATCCGGAAGGTAAGAAGAGAGTACAAAAAAAGAGGGTATGAATTGTTCTGGATTAGGAATATCGAAAAAGGGACAAAGGGAGCATGGCATATCCACTTGATAGTAAATGATATCGGAGATTCGGCGAGTATAGTACAAAAGGCATGGGATCACGGAGGTACTTGGATAACAACCATCAAGGATAGCAAGTGTTACGGAGAAGATATGCTCGAATTAGCCTGCTACATAACGAAAGATGAAAATACAGTGGAAAAGAAAAAGGATGGAACAACATCCAAACCGAGAATTGCAGAATCAAGCTATAACACATCTAAAAACATGCCACTACCAAAACCACATCCGGACAAGCTCTATCGGTGGAAGAAAGAGATAAAGCCGAAGAAAGGATACTACATAGCACGGATGTGGGAAGGAATAAACCCGAAGACGGGATACAAATACAGAAGATACACAATAATTAAGCTGGACAGGAGGATTTAAAAGATGGGAATGACAGTGAGACAGATGACGAAATATTTGAGCGAATATCCAGATGATGCCGGGATTGGCACAATGGTAGTAGATACAAAGAACCGGAAGAAATACGAGATAAAAGACGGAAACTGGCTTGATATGTTTTCCTATCCGGTACTGGTGCTGGATGTAGGAGAAGCATGCGATATGGATAAAGTTGAAAAAGCAGTGGCATGTGAATGCGAAGAGCCGGAGATAGTGTGGAACAACTCACGCAGTGTTAGTTGGAAATGCAAAAACTGTGGAGGAAGAAAAACAATAGCAAAAGTCAATGACTATAAGGAACGCATGAGATACTGCCAGAGATGTGAACAGAGATGTGGACAGAGATTCAACTGGGAAGGGGTAGAACTGGATGAAGCTTAAAAACATGAGAAGAAGTGAAGATACAGAACAGATCCACGTATGCAACTGGGCGATGTGGAATGAAAACCGGTATCCGGAATTAAAATGGCTGCATCATACACCGAACGGTGGCAGCAGGAACAAGGCAGAAGCGGTAAAGCTTAAGAGCATGGGAGTTAAGTCCGGTGTAGCAGATCTGCATCTGCCATACGCAAAAGGTGTCTACATTGGCCTGTACATCGAGATGAAGTATGACAAAGGAAGACTGCAGGACAGCCAAGTGGATTTTTTGTGCGATATGGCAAGGAATGGACATTATGTGGCTACCTGCTACACAGCAGACGATGCCATTAAGGTGCTGGAAGAGTATCTAACGCTCGGAAATTTGATGGAAATGACAGAGGATAACGATAGTGTATGGAAAGCCGGGAAAGTTACAAGGCTGAAGCGTAGGGAAAAGAAAATATGGATGGACGAGAACGAAAGAGCATAGAAGAATTCTATGAGGTCTATAACCTTGCGAAAAAAGGAAGAGAACTAAGAGTGCATACCAGGTTCACAGCACAGGAAGGCTGCATAAAGATCTATGAGGGAATTGGACTGAAGAAAAAGCAGATCGTAAAAGCTGAGACAGAGGATGGAAACTGGGTGGAGTGCTACAGGAGAGCGACAGAGGCTCTTCTGAATTGGGAAATGAGTAGAAAGCAGGAGGCAAAAGCATCATGAAGATAATAGCGGTAATGAACCAGAAAGGCGGAATCGGAAAGACCATGACAGCTGCATCAATATCCTATCTGCTGGCAGCAGAACAGGAAAAGAGAGTGCTGGTAGTAGATGCCGATCAGCAGGGGAATATATCCATGCTGTATGAAAAATATGATCCGGAAGGCAGAGGAATGCCGGATCTGTTGGAAAACCATCAGAAAACAGGTGGGGTATATACGACACAGGAACTGATACAGGAAACACCATACACCGGGATAGATATTATCCCGGCGAATGGATACCTGATGCGCACGAATATGCAGCTGCTAATGACGGAGCAGAGCGACCAGATCATGAGATTCCGGAAAGCAATGGAAGAAATAGAGAATAACTATGACTACTGCATCGTAGACTGTGGACTACTTATGGATATGACGATCACGAATGTGATGGTGGCAGCAGATCTTGTAATCGCACCGGTTAAGATTGGCGGCTTCGAGATCGAGGCGGTGGATAATACAGAGGAACAGCTGGACACGATTAGGAATATTAATCCGGGAATCCGGATGAAAGTATTAATGACTATGAGACAGAAAAACCAGACTACTCTGCAGGTGGAACAGTGGTTGAGAGAGAACTCCGGCCATGAATGCTATGAAATAGCGGTAAGGAGATCTGTTGTAGCTGAGAAGTCCACGATGGAACGGGTACCGTTACCAGCATTCTCAAAGAACTGCATTGTGACGAAAGACTATAGAGCAGTTACAGAAGAACTGATCAGAGACATGGAGGGGTAACGGTGAATAGAAGACAGGCAAAAAAATTATACAAGAAGCTACATGGACATAATCCACCGAAAGGAAAAATACCGGCCGTACTTTTAAGAAATCCCAATAAAATTCAAAAGAGGTCTGAAAATAATATGATAAATGAGTGTGTAGGGATGAGAGCGTGGAGAAAAAGTTTAAGGGAAATAAGCAGTCAGATAAATGGACTGATAGAAGAAATAAAGGGAAAAGGTGATCCAGTGATCATAACCACAAGAAGATTATCGGAGAATCGGAAAAAGAACAAGGGAACTGCCTGGAGAAGAGCAAGGAGGAATAGATAGATGGCTACGGGATGGAATGTAATGGACGCTCTTAACAATAAGACGAAGGCGGCAGCAGTTGACAATAAACCGAAAGCAAGATTCCGGACAAAGGATATTAATATAGATCAGCTCTACAGTAACGACAAGAATTTTTATTCGATTCCGGACATTGAACAGCTGGCACAGGACATTTTTGCAGTAGGTTTGCTGGAGAATCTGACGGTGGTACATGATCCATGTGATCGTGGAGAATACCGGATTATAGCAGGAGAGCGGAGATGGAGAGCATTGACATTGCTTGTAGAGCAAGGACATGAAGAATTCGCAGTAGCGTCCTGTCAGATAAAGACTCCGGCAGAAGAGAACGAAGAGATGATCCAGCTGATTATAGCGAATACATACCGAAATAAAACAACAGCAGATATCCTGGAAGAGCAAAAGAAACTGGAAGAGACATTAAAATACATGAAAGAACAGGGATTAACTCTGAATGGCTACAAGCTGGATAGCGGACGCTTAAGAGATGTTATAGCGGACATGATGCAGGTATCGTCCACAAAGATTGCTCAGATTGAATCTATAAACAAGAAATTGATTCCGGAATTCACTGAAGAATTAAAAGAGGGACGATTAACATTCTCGGCCGCGTATGAGATTAGCAAGATGTCCGAGGATATCCAGGAGGATATGCTGGAGCACCACCGTGCAAAAGGATTGACATACAAAGATGTGAAAGAATATGCCGAAGAGCAGAAAAAAGCAGAAGAAGAACAAATTGATGGACAGCTGAGCATCGAAGATATGAATGACGGTGCGTGTCAGAATCTGACACCGGAAGAAAATTCTGATCAAAATGAAAATGCTGTTCCAGGACCGGAAAGACAGATGCCAGAAGTAGAAGAAAGATTGGAAGAGCGGAAAGATGAAAAAATCGAAGAGAATGAAGAAATCGAAGAAAATGAAACACTTGACACCTATGCAGTATCTGATCTGGAAGAAAAAAGAGAAGAGCAACAGGAAATAGCTCAGGACCATCAAGCAAGATGCATTACAGGAAAAAGCAAGAGTGGAATATGCGGAGCAGCTGCTTACTGTTCAACAAATTGTAAATGTTGTGCGGAATGTGATGAAGACTGCAACAGCAGATGCGGATGGATTGTTGATACACGAGATAGTACACAGGATCATATTTCACCAAAGAAAGTTGTAGAGAGGGTGGAAGAACCTGAGCCATGGGGAAGAGAAACGGAACGAATGGATCTAGAAGCTGCAGAGGAAGAAAGAGAAAAAGCATCGATGTATTATGAGATGGCACTAAAAAATTATGGAGGCTACGACAAAAGAACCCGTAAGCAGAAAGTATTAATCGTAGCATTAGATCTTCTGATACATAATTTGCGTGTAACAGATAACGGATATAAGAGAAAAGTTGATCAGCCGGAACTTCCAAAGTTTAAGAACAATGATCAGCGAAAAGAATGGCTGAGAAACTATAAAGACTGGGGATTATGGTACACAGATAAAAACATAAATGTAAATTATTATAAATACGATTTCGCTGACGGCAGCAGGCTCGTAGTTGCAGAATACCGGAATCGCATAAACGGGTGGAATGGAAAAGAAAAAGAAGATGAGTATTACTTCCACCTGTTAGAAAAAGATAAAAAACCGTATGGTGATGGAAAACCATACGATAAGCAGTACATGAATGCTACAGACAGTGAAACGTATCTGGTCGAGTTCTTAAAGAACTTAAAGAAGAATACGGTGTGAATTTTATAAAAACACCGGAAGCAGTATTTGATTTTTAGGAGGAAACATGGAAGAAAAGAAAATTAGACTAAGAGATTTACTAAGAAAAACAAACGAATATGAAAAAGTGAACATTTATGGAGACGATAAACAGTTTATCGCCAAAATACGCCAGGGAATGGCGGAAAAATGGATGAGTCTGCCACTATTAGAAAGCAATGTGTACGAAATTCGAACGCGCAATGGAGAAATTGAGATATACGTAGAGACAGGTGACAAATGTGTGAATTAATGTTTCCGAAGCCAACCAAGAAGAAAAAAAGAAAGCACCATCCAGCTCCGATCATGGACACCGTAAAAGGCGAATGCTTCCTGTGCAGAATGGAAGGCATCCGCCGGCAGCAGTACACAGAAGAACATCATGTGTTCTATGGAGGAGGTCTAAGACAGGTAAGTGAAGAGAACGGCTTTAAAGTCTACTTATGCAGAAGTCACCACAAAGACGGACCAAGAGCAGCGCATAACTGCAGAGAGACCAGAGAGCTGTTATGCCGGATCTTCCAGAGGAAGTACGAAGAAACCCACACAAGGGAAGAGTTCAGAATGCTGGGTATAAAGAATTATTTAGAGGAGAATGAAGATGCACATAACAGTAAAACAGGGAATTGATAACTGTTACCTGACGCACAAATACGAACATCCCGGATACGAAGAGGATAGATGTGCTGGTTTGCGGACAGGAAACGGCGGAGGAGAACCAATAGATGAATGTAAGGAATGTGCCCTGTACTATGGAAATAGGGAATTTTAGGAGGGAGAAGAATAATGGGAATATATGAAAAAGTTAAAAGAGCAATAGAGCAAATGGTGGGTGATAAGAGTTCTGAATTCAAAGTATGTGTGGAAGATACAAGAGGGACATTAGGTGGGATATTTATAAAAATTGAAGACGTGAAAACTCAAGAAATTTCTGCATTCCGAATAAATGAAGGTGATGAAGGTGAAGCAGAGCACATGACGATGTATTCGGTAGATACAATGCTGCAAAGAAGAAAAACAGAGGGAATCGTAAGATTGAAAGAGATCGAAAGCGCATTAGGAATTAAATTCGAGAAATGGCAAAAAGAATATATATTGTCAAGAGGATTGAGATATCCGATAGAAGGCAAAAACACGGGGAGGACATTAGCACATCAAGTTAAGACGCTTATGAAATCCGAAGACGATATAATAATTTACCCGCATCAAAGATGGATGTATCCAGATGTACCTGCAGGAATGAGAAATTCAGAGCGTTATGCTCAATGTTATGTCAAAGAACTGCGGGAACTATCAGAAAAACTGCGGAATCATGGTATAAACGTACCGAGAGTAATAGAGGTAGATGATCCGCGAGCAGAATTCCTAACAAAGAGAATGAACCTTCCGACCAGAAGAGGAGATGGAATGAGATAATGAGAACACTGGAAGAATTAGAGAAAGAAGAAAAAGACCGTCAGGAATTCATTGAAGCAACAAATAAACTCAAAAGAGAATTGAAAAGGACGTGGCTGTGTAAGATAATGATTCGACTGCTGGATTGGCTGGCAGAGAAAATATAAGAATAAATAAGCTTGTACCGCTGGCATTGTATCACAGCAACCAGTCAACATAGATTTCCTCCGGCACCGGCCGGAGGGGAAAGGAGCAACCGTGACAAAAAAAGTTGAGAATCCGGAAAAGCGGACAAATATAGATAGACATCTGTGTAAGAGTTGTATCTATAGGGGTAGCAGACTTGGCTTAGGGAGATGTAATTATATAGCGATCGAAGGGCATAGCAGAGGTATGCCGGCAGCAGAATGCACAGTATATGTGAAAGGAAGAAAGAGGAAAGCATTATGGTAGGACAGATAACAGGCAAAAACGAACTGAAGAAAAACGGATCTGGTTATAGTGATCCGACAGCATATAAAGCAATTATGAATGTGGGGGGGCAACAGTAATGAATACATATCATGGAGACATTTTTTACATAGCGAATGATGGAAGAGCCGGAGAAACACCGGCGATTATAGTATCGCCGGACACATGGCTTGAACAAGATCCGGAATTTGTGCAGGCAGTATTAATGACAACAAAAGAGAATGAACAACTTCCGACACATGTTGAGGTGATGTGTCGAGTACAATCTATAGCACTGTGTGAACGTATATTCAAGGTGGATACAGACAGAATCGGAGAATATATCAGATCATGCACAGCGGAAGAGATTCAAAAAGTTGATGAAGCTATTGCACTGACACTTGGCATTACGGAGAATAATAATGTTGCTGATCTGGAACGGATTAAACAGCTGGAGGAGCAACTGACAAAGGAAAAAGAAACATCCGATAGAATTCTTGCAAAGTTCAGAGAAGAGACAGAAAGATATAATGAACTGGAGCGTGAGAAAGGATATGGGAATGATAAGGAGTATATCAGAGCGGTAGCTGAGAGGGATGTGTACAAGAATATGTACATGGATTTGCTTGAAAGGAAAATGAATGGATAAGACAGTAATATTTATTGTTATCGTAATAATTTGTGTGCTGTTTACAGTTTGGAGCGCATGTGTAATGGCAGCACGTGCGGATGAGCAGCTGCGTGAGATTACGGATGACAAGAAAGAGCCGGAAGAAAAAGAGGAAGATATGACGAAACAAAGAACATGCAAACGGTGTGGGATGCCGACGGGAGCAACGTATTACAAGATAAATATAAATGCTGAATGTGACAGAGTAGGAGCGACTACAGAGCAATTCTGCTATAACCTGTCGAAGACTTTAACACAAGCGAATAGTCCGGAGGATGTGTACTGCAGGAGTTGTGTAGATAAAATTGAAAATTATATGAAAATGGATATACGAAAGATAATGAACGAGAGTGCGATTCGGACAAGACCACCAGTAGAGAAACCACCGAAGAAAGGAAAATGACATGAGGACAAGCAAGATAGAAAGAAGAATAGGCAGAAGCAACTGTGATATGCTGGCGAGCAAGAAACCGGATGCAAAGGCGAGTGAGGAGTTTCATCAAATGCCTTATGCGATAAGAAAGAGAACGAAGAAAGAAGGAGAGTCCGATGGAAAGAAACGATGAAGAAAAGATTATTAAAAAAAGATATCTGCGAAGCTATCGTGCACATGTACATAGGCGGGAAAGATTAGAGGAACAGCTGGTAGAGCTGCAGGCTATGAAGTTGTATCCATCTATGAAAAACAATGATGGAATGCCACATGGGAGCAGTGTGGATAGAGATCTGTCTGGATATATGGCAGAAAAAGAAAGACTGGAAAAGGAAATAGAAAAAGAAAAAACGAAAAGCGTAAGATCTTATGTAGAGATCATGGGATGCATAAATAAGCTGCTGAGAGAACGGGAAAGGGACGTGCTGTACTACCGATATATAAAAGAGATGGAATGGTGGGACGTAACGAAAAGAATGGGGTATAGTCAGCGGGAAGTGTACCGGACACACAGCATTGCATTGAGAAAACTGGAGATTCCTGAAAGTTGGCAGTAAATGTCAGTGAATGGCAGTTGTGAATGTGTTACAGTAATATTGTCCTTGATGCGAGGATATACATGAACAATCATTTCGCGAGGCTCTTGTAGCTGAGATGGCAGCAGTCCAACTGACCGGGATTGCTGCCATCTTTTTAAATGACATATGACAGACAAAGAAGCAAAACATTTTTACAACTCTAAGGAGTGGAAAGAAAAAAGAATAGATATTCTGAGAAGGGATCGTAACGAATGCCAAGACTGCATAGACAGGATAAGGAAAGCGATAGAGGAAGGTATACGATTAACACCAGAAGACAGGAAGGTAAGAAGAGCAACAGAGGTGCATCACATCCAGGAACTGAAAGAATATCCGGAACTTGCACTGGTAGACGACAACCTGATCAGTCTGTGTCATACGTGCCATGACATACGGCATAACAGACACACACTCGTAAGAAGAAAGAGAAAGAAAAGACTGACAGAAGAAAGATGGTAGCTACATAGAGGGCAGACATAGCTTAGGAGGGACAAGCGGACGGTGCAAGCCGTCGCATGTGTGGTTCGAGTCCACAGCTGCTCTCAATTTTTTTATAACACCCCCGGGTAAATTCTCAGCGAATTTTTTGCAGGTGGAGAACGGGGATGTGGCCATGACTCTGGAGAAAAATGAAAATCTCACGTGAAAAGGGTAAGGGTATCAGATTTTTAAATTTACTTTAAGAAGGAATTTTTTTGACACGGGCATAAAACCCGTGTTTTTTTAGCAAAAAAAGTTACGAAAAGGCATGATTTGAGCGAAAAGAGGTGAGCAAATTGACACAAAAAGATGTAAAAATGTCGTTGATCAGACAGTTGGAACTACGTGGAATGAGTGCAGAATTCTACATGGATCTAGTGAATGATTATATATATTACTGGTCGTTGAAAAAGAAACTCATAGCAGATATTAAGAGCAAAGGGTTGAGATACGAGACCGTGAACGGGAATGGAATAACGGTGGAAAAAGCGAATGAAAGCGTTGTCAATTTGCAGAAAACTACGGCCACTATGTTGAAGATCCTGGCAGATCTGAAGTTAAAAGAGCCGGTACCAGAGCCGGAGAATCCTACAGATGGTTATCTGTAAAGAGATTGATTGTTATCTCAAATATGCCGAAGAACATCCGAACTGGATAAATAAAAAAAGAAAATTACTGTTAAAAAACATCGTAAAGCCGTTGCTAAAGCGGGACGATGTTTTTTTTGACGAAAAAACATATAGAAACTGCATTAAGTATTGCGAAAGCAATTACTACAAATTGTTCCCGTTTCAAAAGTTCATATATGCATTTGCATTCATGTACAAGGATGATATTCCGGTTTTTCCTAAGTTTTTCATAAAAGAGGGACGAGGGAATGGGAAAGACGGATTCATTGTCCCGCTGGTGAATTTCTTCCAAACACCGTTATACGGAGTAAAGAATTACCATGTTGAAATCGTGGCAAACTCAGAGGATCAGGTAAAAGATACGTTCAAGGTAGCATATGACATGCTGCATGATAATCCTAAGTTTAAGGGTAAATTCTCAGTCACCAAAGAGTTGATTTCAAATCTTGTGACCGGTGCTGAGATGAAATATAACACATCTAATGCGAAAACAAAGGATGGAAAAAGAACCGGTTGCCTGGTACTCAATGAGATTCATGCGTATGAAAATTATGATCAGATTAATGTATTTGAATCATCATTTGGAAAAGTTAAACATTCGCGCGAATTCATTATCACGACAGATGGATATGTCAGAGATGGTCCATTGGATGAAATATCTGCAATGTGTATGGAAATTCTGGAAACAGGAGAAAACCCGCTAGGGTATTTTCCATTTATCTGTGAGATTGATGATCTAAAAGAGGTAGATGATCCGGATGCTTGGCATAAAGCCAACCCATCGCTGGAATACATGCCAATCTTGGCAAATCAGATTATGCATGATTACCTGGAACAGAAAAAGATTCCATCCAAGCGAGCAGAATTCCTGACAAAGAGAATGAACCTTCCGGCCAGAAGAGAAGAAGAAACGGTCACGACGTGGCAGAACATTCTACGGGCATGTTACGAAGGAGAGACAAGGGAAGAGCTGGAAAAGAAAATTCCAAGGATCACTAAGAACACGAAAGGACAGCTGGCGATAATCGGAATTGATTATGCAGACGTACGAGATTTCGCAAGTGCAGGAATCCTGACCAAGGATTATGAAACCGGAGAATACATCTGGAGACAGCATACATGGATCTGTGAAGATTCTCCGTTCCTGAGTTCTATCAAGTTCCCAATTATGCAGAATATGGGACAACCGGAGTTCGAGGATTACGAAGTAGTACCAGGACCGGTCATAGACGTGAATACTATAGTAGCGTGGTGCTTAGACAAGATGCAGGATTATGAGGTTAAGAAAATTACAATGGATACGTACAGATACAATCTGTTCAAAATGGCATTCGAAGCCGTGGGATTGACGGTTGAAGATAAGAAAAATAAAGACGGAATAGTAAGGCTTGTGAGAAAGATTACATCTGCAACGGGAATTATTGCACCGGCGATCCAGGCGTTATTCAGTCAGCACCTGATTAATTATGGACCGTCTTCCATAATGCGCTGGTACACCAATAATACGAGCGTCACAGAGGATAAATACGGGAACAAGACATTCGGAAAGATAGAACCGAAATTGAGGAAAAACGACGGATTCATGGCTTTTGATGTGGCCATGTTTAGCAAAGATGAGATAGAAATGCAGGTAATCTACATTTAGTAGGAGGAACGATGTTTGATTTTTTATTCCAGGACAAAAATAACGGATTACAATCGCTTGCGGAAACGATAACGATTGAGCTTGAAAAACTAAATATAGCGAAACTGGCGGTGGAAAAAGCGGAAACCATGATAGCAAAAGCTATAGCAAAGTCGGATATTCTGATCCAGACACAGAGCGAAGATAAAAGAAAATATGAGTACAGACTTAATGTGCAGCCGAATGATAATGAGAATGGGACGTACTTCTGGACAAAAGTTGTAAAAAAGCTTTTGAGAGAAGGGGAGGTTGTGATAATCCGGATTGGAGAGAAATATTACCGGGCGCAGAACTTCCAGGAATCGGATAACGTAATGACTGGAAGACTGTATAGTAACATAACGATTGAAGCGGCCAAAAAGCAGTATACGCTTTACAAATCGTTTTTATCAAGTGATGTAATCCATTTAAGGTATGACAATTCAAAAATAAAGGTACTTTTAAATTCCGTACTATCACAGTACGAAAAAACGGCGAATTCAATCAATGCAATGGTGCAGATTGCAAATACACCAAAATTTAAGCTAAAAGTACCGGGACAGCTTAGCCTTGTACGAAAAGGAAAAGATGGAGAAAGTGATAAAAAGATTACAAAAGAAGAATATACGGAAGAATTGAAGAAGCTTTTGGAGTCAGAAAGCCTTGCTATCATTACGGAATCGAACGGAATAGCATTGGAGCAGCTTGGTATACAGACAGCGACAAAAGCTGAAGAACTTGTAAAAATCAAAGAGGAAACTAATAATACAACAGCAGAAGCTTATGACATTCCCCAAGCAGTATTTAATGGGAATATTACGGAGAAAAGTGATGCTACAAATGAGTTTATCACGTATGCAGTCGGACCGGTTGCAGAAGTCATAAACGATGAATTGACAGCAAAGCTTGTAGGCGCGGAAGACTATGCAGGCAAGAATGAACGGGTGATGGTATGGCTTGCAAGATTCAAGCACGTGGATGTGGTAGATAGTGCGAATAACCTGGACAAACTGAGATCTAATGGATGGAATTTTGACGAAATCCGAGAGATGGTGGGATATCCGGTACTAAATACACCGTTCAGTCAGGCAAGAGCATTGACGAAAAACTACACTACAGGAGAGGAGGACAATTCGAATGCAGAAACCAGTTAACACAGCTTAGGGAGGTGATCCAATTATCTCGGAGTTATCCGTTAAATAACAAATAAAAAGAAAGGATAAGACTATGGAACAGAAAAATATTGTGTATAGATTTCAGCAAATTGATAATGTACATGAAATTTTCATCTTTGACGACATCAGAAAAACAGGCCCGTTCAATTGGGACACATGGCAGTATGAGGATTCAGAGACATCAGCAAAACATTTTAGAGAACTTCTGAATGCAATTCCGGAAAATGAAGAAATTAAGATTTACTTCAACTCGAATGGTGGAAGTGTAGATCAGGGAACAGCAATTTACAATATGCTGCAGCAACATGGATCGTATAAAACTGGAATCGTGATGGGAGGCTGCCATTCTATCGCATTTACGATTCTTCAGGCATGTGACAAAAGAATCATGGGACAGGGAACAACGGCCATTATCCACGATATGTGGGAAACCGTTACCGGGAATGCAGCAGATTTAAGAGCGGAAGCGGACAATCTGGATGTGGCAATGGATAGCTGTGTTGCATTGTTCATGCAGCGAGCTACGGTATCAGAAGATGAATTGCGAGAAATGATGCATAAAACCACAACTCTATCTCCTCAGATGGCTCTGGAATATGGCTTGATTGATGAAATTGGAGTTGCACCAAAGGAAGAAGATCCGGATGTAAAACTGCAGGAAGTAATGAATGAGAATAAAGTACTCAGGCAGCGGATCAACACCAGGAATGAGCATCAGAAACAACTGGCAGAATTTTATCAGTTGACTCATAAAAAAGAACATAAGAAAGAAGACAGCACCGGATGGGGTGCTTTTTTTGACGGTAAAAACAGATAACAAAAATGCGGTGTCAGATTCTGACACCAGAAAGAAAAGGAGACGTAAAATGAAAATTGAAGACTTATCACAGGAAGTAAAAGACAAAGTTAAACAGTTACTGGAGGATGCTCCGGCGGATCAGAAAGCGGATGCGATTATGCAGTCAATTGAAATGATCCAGGAAGCAACGCATACAGAGCTGATCGGGCAGGTTGTAGCAGAAGCAGAAAGAGCAAGCCATGATGCTGAATATAAAAAGCAGCTTGGACTTAGGAATCTTTCCCAGGAAGAAAAGAAATTCTACGAAAGCTTCAAGGATATCAGACAGTCGATCACAGCAAAACAGATCGATATCATTCCGACAGAGATTGTCGACCGAACATTAGATGATGTAAAAAAGGCTTCGCCAATTCTGAAGCTGGTAAACATGGCACCAGCAAATGTAAAAAAATGGATTGTTGCATCGCATTCCGGAGCTGCAAGCTGGCATGGACTTACAGAGGCAATTTCTGGCGAATTATCTGCGGAAATTTCAGCACTGAACATTGAATTACATACACTCTCTGCATATCTTGTTATCCCAAAAGCAATCAGAGAACTGTCGTTAGAGTTTGTGGATCGCTATTTCATGGCTATCTTGTCAGAAGCTATGCAGGATGGACTGGTAAAAGGATATCTGGATGGTGATGGAAAGAATGCACCGATTGGAATCTTCAGACAGATTGAAACAACGAACAGCGATGCAACGAACAAAGCAAAGACGGTTGTTAACAATATCACAAAATTCAGCCCGAAAGGACTTGCTGAAACGAGAAAAACACTCACAAATGAAGGAAAACGTGTGGTAGACAAACTGTACCTGATCTGCAATCCGGCGGATGAGGCAGAGTATGTAGATCCATGTATGTTCGGAGAAGCACTGACAGGCGGTTATGTAAATAAGTCATTTATTGATATTGAAAAAATCCCGGATGCAAATTGTCCGAAAGGAAAAGCAGCATTTACGATTGAGGGATACTACACAATGGGTACTACAGGAGTAAGAGTAAATGAATATGATCAGACGAAGGCACTGGAGGATGCAGATCTGATCATTGCCAAATGCTACGCAAACGGACGTGCAGTAGACGACAATGTGGCAGTTATCTTTGATGTGACCAAACTGGAAGAATACGTGCTGCCGGTTACACAGACGGTTATTGAAAAAACTGTGTAAGAACTACGGAAGGCGGGATTGAATTATGAACGAAGCAGAATTAAATGCACTTGTGAAAGAAATGCGGGATGATTATCAAATCCCGCCATACCATCCTGATTCGGAACTTAAGAACTATGCAAAGGAAGGAGAAATGCACCTGGGAAAATTGAATTCCGGGTGCAGTATCACCGAAGATCTGCTGTATAGATCGCTACTGAAAAACTATATGTATTATGCGTTCTATCACAAGACCAGTGAGTATTTTGAAAATTATGGAAGCATTATAACAACGTGGCAGATGGAAACGGAGGTATAGGCGTGGAATTACCAGAATACACAGATGGAGTAGTAGAATTCTATGAAATCAAAACCGATAATGTGGAAGATTATCCGGAAGAAAAAATCAAGAAGATAGATCTGCCTCCGGTTTGGTACAGAGAGTTGTCCATATTTGACACCACCAGGGCAAAACTTTCCTCTCTGAGCGTAGAGGTAACGATGAAAATAAGCATTCCACAATACAGGAGAATTAACAGTGGTTACATTTGCATGATTGATGGAACGCAGCATGAAATCTACAATGCAGCGCATGTGACTACGAAAGACGGCTTTAAAGAAACCGAGCTGACACTTAAGACACCAACGATAGACAGGGAGGTTATTGAAGATGACACAGAAGGAACTGAGTAACCTCTTGCATGATACAGGATGTCCGGTTAACGAAGGAATCACCGTAGACCTGAAGAAAGAAAAAATATTTCCGAGAATTGACTATTGGGAAATGGTGTGGGAAGACGTGATAGCATCTGGCGGGAATTATGAAGAAAAAGTAACGAGGCAGGTAAGCTTCTATGCAAAAAGACCGCGAGACAAGAAACTCTTGGAATTGAGAAAAAAACTCCGGGAGATGGGAATCCATGTGACCATCGAACATGAATATGTAGCAGAGGACAGAATCTGGCATTCTTATTTTGCGATCGAGACAATCGAGTGTGAAGAACATGAGTAAAGGGACTAGCGCAGAATTAGAAGGATTTAACGAGTTCCAGGAACTGCTTGGAATGTATGAACATAATATTGATGATGTGGTCGGAGCATTGGAAGCTGGGGCAAAAGCTTTTGTGGCAGATGCAAAGGTACTTCCAAAGCCAAGATCACAGGTGACAAAAGCTGGGTATACGCATCTGGTGAATTCAATATCATACAGAAAACTTTCAGATGAAGTAGAAATAACATGGGGAAAATATTATGGACCTATGGTTGAAAATGGAACGCGGAAAATGAGAAGATCTCACCCACATATGAAACCATTGTGGGAAAAGAATAAAAAGAAATATCAAGAAATTGAAATAAGAAAATTGTTTGGACAGGAGAGAAAAATATGAGTATCAAAACAGTAAAACCAGCAATTATCGAAACAGTCGGAGCACAGTATTTGTGTTTTACGTCTGAAGAAGACAGTACAGGATTTTCTGGACAGTACGAAGAAGATGTAGAAAAGACAGAGACTGTGAAGAAAGTAAAAGTAAGCACAAACGGAAGTAGTGAAGATGTAAATGCTTCTGGAAAAGTCTACGATACAGACAACACGTCTGCAAGTAAAGATATTGAAGTGGAAGTTATCGCATTCCCGGCAGATACTATTGCAAAAGCATTGGGAAGAAATGTAGATACGGGTGGATTAATCTCAGACGGTGCTGATCGTGGAAAACCGTATTTTGCATATGGAAAAGTCGTAAAGAAAAAACATGGTCAGTTTGTGTGGGAATGGTATCCAAAATGTATGATGTTGGAAATTTCGGATGAAACAAGCACAAAAGAAGAAAAATTCTCAGAGCAGACACTGACAGTAACCATTAGAGCATATGCATTCAATGAAGATGGCGATTTTCGAAATTATGTTGACTCTGAAAGCAAGAACTTCCCTAAAGGATTAACAGAAGAAAAATTCTTTGCGAAGCCAATTTTGACACCGGAGGATTTAAAAACAGCGATCGGAGGAGAATAAGATGCAGAAAAGCCAATTCGTTGATCTTACGGACGGGACGAGGCTGGAAGTAAAGATGAATTTCGGCACGATGTACTATCTGGATGATGCGGGAGGAACAAGGCTTGCACAGAAGATCCAGAAATTAAATGACAAAGGGAAAGAGATCCCGGTAAGTGACAATATGAGATTCGCGGCGAAATTGATCTATGCAATGCTGCGAAGCAATGGAAAGAAAGTGACGTTCGACGAAGCTCTTGAGCTGACACCGCCGGATCCGTCACAGTTATTAGAAATTGCACAAGCCTACCAGGAAGAGGTAGACAAAATTAAAAAAAAACAACAGGCGAAAGCGAATATGAGGAACTTCCACTCGAAATAGATTGGGCGGAATACCTGGTATCCGCAAGAGAGATGGGAATGACTGAATCTGAATTTTTCAGATCAGATCCCATCTTTTTTTGTGAGCAATATGAAGTATTTATGCGGAGAAAAGAAAGAGAGGTGAGCACATTCTATGGCATCAGATAGCATGAAAAGAGTAGGTCTTGTATTTACTGCAGATGGAGCGGTCGATTTTAAAAAAACATTGTCAGATGTAAATAATGCTGTAAAAGAAAATTATTCATCATTCAAACTGGCGCAGTCGCAATGGAATGAGAATACGAAGTCGATGGACAAGCTTGCCGATCGGCAGAAATATTTACAGACACAGACGGAATTGTATTCTGATAAAGTAGGAGTGCTCACACGCGAACTGAAAGAAATGGAATCGGCTGAGACGCGTGATGAATCAGCGATATCCAAGAAACAGGCACAATTAAATCAGGCAAAAGCAAAACTGAATGAGTATGAGAAAAGTCTGGAAGAGGTAAACAAAGAGCTGCAGAAAGGTACTGCAAACTTGCAGGAGTATGCTGACAAGATTGGTGCGGCTGGAGAAAAAATGACATCTGCCGGAAAGACACTGACGAAAGGTGTAACGGCACCGATCGCAGGAGTGGCTACGGCAGCAGTTAAAACGGCAGCTGATTTTGAAAGTTCCATGAGTCAGGTTCAGGCGACTATGGGAATAACCAAGGATGCCACATCTGAATTGAACGGCAAAACTGTAAATACCATGGATGCCATGAGATCTCTTGCAAAAGAGATGGGCGAGAAAACGGCTTACTCAGCCAAAGAGTGCGGCGATGCAATTAATTTCCTCGCCCTCGCCGGTTACGACACACAGCAGACATATGACACTCTGCCTACAGTGCTAAATCTGGCGGCAGCAGGAAATATGGATTTGGCACAGGCATCAGACATGGTTACAGATGCAATGTCCGCATTAGGAATGGGTACGGACAAAGCGGAAACAATGGTTGATCAGATGGCCAAGACAGCATCCAGCACCAATACATCTGTGGCACAATTGGGAGAAGGTATTCTTACTATTGGAGCTACAGCAAAATCAGTAAAAGGCGGAACAGCAGAACTTAATACTGCTCTTGGAATCCTTGCAAACAATGGTATCAAAGGAGCAGAAGGCGGAACACATCTCAGAAATATCATTCTGTCATTACAGAATCCTACAGATGTAGCAGCTAAAAAGCTCAAAGAGCTTGGAGTTGAAGTGTATGATGGTGATGGAAAAATGCGCAGCATGAATGACATCCTTGGAGATCTGAACAAGAAAATGGATGGAATGAAGGACAAGGAAAAGGATGGAATTGTATCTAAGATTTTCAATAAGACAGATCTGTCATCCGTAAATGCGCTGCTTGCGAATACAGGTGATACATGGGATGAGTTGCAAAACAAAATTAAGAACAGTAATGGTGCCGGACAGGATATGGCAGATACACAGTTGGATAACTTACAAGGTCAGCTGACACTTTTGAAATCTGCTATAGAAGCACTGGCTATATCATTTGGAGAGACATTGCTTCCGACTATCAAAAAGATAGTGGAACATGTACAGGGCGTTGTAGATCATCTTAACAAGATGGACGATGGACAGAGAAAGACGATTGTTACGATATCTCTTGTAGTGGCAGCCATAGGACCGTTACTGATTATATTGGGAACGTTGGCCGGATCGGTAAGTAAAATTATAACATTCTCAACCACAGTGGTCGGGATATGTACAAAAATTCCGGGAGTAATGTCTACGATAGGAAGTGGTGCAAAAGTGCTTTGGACTATCATTTCAGCCAATCCATTTGCAGCATTTATTATATTGGTTACTGCAGTTGTGGCTGTATTAGTAACAATGTATAACAAGTGCGAATGGTTCAGGGATGGAGTTAATTCAATATTCAAGAGTATAGGCGAATGGATAGAGGGATTAGTAGAAAAGTTCCAGAAGTTGATAAGTTTCCTTGGAAAAATCGGGAAGAAAGTTGGAAAGGCATTTTCAGAACCAAACCTCACGGCGAGCGTATCTGGAACGAAAGTGCCTGTAAAGTGGAACGCTAAAGGCGCAATTTTCAACAAGCCGACATTGATTGGACAATACGGTGGAAGTGTACAAGGTGTAGGAGAAGCTGGAGCAGAAGCTGCGTTACCGATAGATCTGTTAAGATCATACATTAGGGAAGAAAATCAGGGGAATAATGAAGTTCTTGCACAGATGATAGCAGAAGCTATTACGAAAATACCGTTCGTTGTAGAGAACAACATTCAGCTGGGTGATAAAAAACTGGCAGATGTATTGGTAGATGCAATCATTAAAAAAATGTCTCAAAGCGTTAAATGGAAGAAAGGAGTTGTTGGAGCATGATCTTGGATGTAGAATATAACAACATATTGAGTTCATCGTTGGAAGTATATGCGAAAGAACTTCCAAATATTCCGACAGCACAGCGAAGAGAGACAGAGATCACTATTCCTGGAAGAGACGGGACCATCTATACCACGTATGGTGATTATGAATCAACCACTATCACGATCCCGTTCAATTTCATTTGCAATGCAGAAGAATGGGATAAACGGTGGGGAGCTGTGAAAAAATGGCTGTCAGCTCGTTACAGAAGATTGCGACTCAGTACAGATCCTGAGCATTTCTATAAGGTGTCCAAAGTAGAGCTTGAAGATGCAGAACATACAACTGCAAGGATTTGTAACTTCAAAGCGAAATTTACAACGATAGATGGACTTAGATATCTCATGGAAGGACAAAATGAACATGCAGCTGAAGACGTAAGATATAACCCGTATGAAGTGGCACATCCAATCTATATGATTTATGGAGAGGGGAAATGTGTGCTGACGGTAAACGGAAAAACGATGACAGCGGATGTAGGACAGAATATCACGATAGACACCAATCGGGAGCTTGCCTATCGAAAGGATAAGACGCTGAGCAACACGGCGGTATCCGGAAAATATGATGATCTGTACCTGCAGGAGGGAGAAAACGAGATAACTATAACAGAGGGATTCGAATTGAAGATAGTTCCAAACTGGAGGTGCTTATGATACAGGTATATAGTCCGGATAACACAGACTACGAACATAATGGAGATATGACGTTGCATCCGGAAGAAGCAACCATCCATGTGATCATTAATGGAGAATGGACGGCAACCATGGAACATCCGATTGATCCGGAAGGTCGCTGGAAGTACATCGTTGATAATGCGGTTGTGAAAATGCCGTCATTTAACGGTGATCAGCTCTTCCGGATCCGCAGCAAAGAGAAGAATGATTCAGGAGTAAGTGCAGAACTTACTCCTATTTTTTTGGATGCAAAAGAGGAGTGCTTTCTAGTCGATGTCAGACCAACCGAGAAGACAGGTCAACAGGCATTAGATATTATGACCGCACCGAATGCAAGGTATCATGCGAAATCGGATATTAAGAAAGTATCAACAGCTTATTACCAGACGAAGAACCTGATCGAAGCGATTAACGGAAATGATGATAATTCATTTATAAATCGCTGGGGCGGAGAGATCTTATATAACGATTACACCGTAACTATTAACGAAAGGGTTGGCGGTGATTATGGAGTCCAGGTTTTGTATGGAAAGAACATAGTTCAAGACGGATTCTCTGAAACTATTGATATGTCCGAAGTAGTAACCAGGATTGTACCAAAAGCTTATAACGGATACATGATGCAGGGTGATGAACCATGGATAGATTCACCATTGATTGAAAAATATCCAACAGTGCACTATGGAACTATCACTTTCGAAGATGTGAAAATGCGTGTGGATGCGAGTGAAGATGATGAGGCTAATGGTGTGACTGTGTGTGATACACAGGAACAGATGGAAGATGCACTGCGTAGAAAATGTGAAGAACAGTATGAATCTGGTGTAGATAAGCCGAAAGTGACTATAGCAGTGAACATGGAACTGCTACAGAATACAGAGCTGTATGCGGATGTGAAGGACCTGGAGAAAGTATCTCTTGGAGATACAGTACATTGTAACCATTCCAAACTGGATATCACATCAGATGCTCGTGCGATCGAGCTGGAATGGGATGCTGTGAGAGATAAAATCGTATCTGTAACACTCGGAGAGTTCCAGTATAACTTCCTGGATAATGTATCTTCCGTAATGAACCGTGTAGAGCAGGCTATAAGGGAAGATGGAACATTAATAGGACAACAGGTGCTGGGTATCATAAATGGAGTAAAAGCACAGATGAAAGCGCAGTCAACCGTAGCGAAAAAGCAGTCTGTAAGAGCCATACTGTTTGAAGATTTGGATCCTGAATCAGCAACGTATGGAGCAATGTGCCTAGGTACATTAGGGTTCGAGATTGCGTCAAAGAGAACTGCAGACGGAAGAGATTGGGACTGGAGTACATTTGGGACCGGCAGAGGATTTATTGCGGATTTCATAGTGGCCGGAACGATGTTGGCTGATCGTATTAAGGGCGGTACACTGACGCTTGGCGGTGATAACAATACAAATGGAATAGCAAAGGTACTGGATGCGAAAGGGAATGAAATCGTAAGACTGGACAAAGACGGCGTATACGCTTGGGGAAAATACATATCTGATGGTAAGACGATGGACAAAAGAGTGACGTTGGAAGAAGGTGTGCTTATGTTCTCCGACAAAGCTGTAAGCAATAATGTTCATATAGATTATGCAAATTATCCGAATGGAGTAGGTCCAATGCTTTCATTTACGGTAGGCGGGACGGCAACAGACGGAACAAATGCGAAGACGATATTAAGACTTACAAAAGACTGCACTTATATAGATACACCTAAAATACAGTTTGCGAACAAAGGAACTGGTAAAACCGGAAGACTTGAATTTTCTGATGGAACGTATGTAGATGTAACGGCCGGAGGAATAACAGGTGGCCGCACAAAGGAAGGTGACTTCTGATGGCATGGACGATAGGGAATTTCATATTAAGCCAGAGCCAGATGGATGTGAATGCGGTAGAAGTGTATAAATATTTCTCCGCAAAGGGATGGACATTAAATGCGATAGCTGGAATATGCGGAAATATGCAGTCGGAATCATGGCTCAATCCGGGAGTATGGCAAAGTTTGAAAGAAGGGAATTATTCCGGAGGTTTTGGACTGGTGCAATGGACACCGGCTACGAATTACACGAACTGGGCGAGTGCGAATGGGTATGGAATCACAGATCCGAATGGACAGCTATATTGGATAGATGCATTATCCGGATCATCCGGACAGTGGATCGCAACATCTGCGTATAATCTGTCCTGGAGTGCTTTTAAAAAGTCGAGTCAGACACCGGAATGGTTGGCGAGTGCATTTCTGAAGAACTTCGAACGTGCAGGTGTAGAAGTAGAAGCGACCAGAAGGTCACAGGCAAGATATTATTATAACTTACTCAGCAAGTATGATACCAATTCGAAAGCTGTTGAGTCAGCTGTCCAGTGGGCGATTAATATAGCAAATGATAATAGTCATGGATATGATCAGACGCATAGAGATGGACCGGACTATGATTGTTCATCCCTCGTATGCTGGGCGTATTATCAAGCAGGACTGAACACGAGACCAGGATACACACCAGCTACAGGAACGATGTACAATGTCTTTCTTGCAGCGGGATTTGAGGATGTGACGAGCAGTGTTAATCTGACAACAGGCGAAGGCATACAACGCGGAGATGTGCTGCTGAATACGGTTCACCACACAGCAATGTCCATTGGGAATGGACAAGTTGTTAATGCAAGTCAGAATGAGCATGGTGGAGCTACCGGAGGAGCAACGGGTGATCAGACTGGAAAAGAGATCTATGTAAGGAACTACTATAACTATCCTTGGAACTATGTGTTAAGACTGCCAGGAGGCGGTGGAGCAGTAGAACCGGAAAGAGTATATATAGTTAGATGGATTCCGAGATAAGGAGGAAAAAACGAAGTGAATACAATCAAAAGAGATGTGTATGTGCTCAGAAATACTATTAAAATACCGATAGAAGTCACAAAAGGGACGGACATGGTAGAAATAGAATTCACGGTAAGGGATTTTGACATTCCTGCAACAGCAGCAGCCGTAGCATATTCGTACAACAGGAAAATGAAGAAACCGAACTCGCAGTTATGTGATGTGAAAGGTGACGTGATTTCATTCACGCCAGGAAGAGAATTCTTTGAGGTTGGGATGAATGAACTCCAGATCAGGGTGATCAACGAGGATAAAGCTTTGATTTCGTTCAAGGAAAAAGTAAAATGTTCTGATGCAATGGGATTCCCGGATGATGAAGAAGAAAAGCAGCAGACACTTATAGAGCAGCTGGTGTCTAACAGTGGAAAAGAGACAGGCGAAAGAAAAAAAGCAGATGAAACAGAGAGGAATGAACGTACTGCTGCCATCGAAAAAGAAAAGAGCGAACGCACGCAGGCAGACGCTACGGAGAAGTCAGAGCGAAAAGCAGAGATTGATGTGGAGCGAAAGAGGATTGATAATTTGGCAAAACTTCCGGCCGGATCTACAACAGGGGACGCAGAATTAACAGACATTCGCGTAGGAGCAGATGGCACGACATACGACACTGCAGGTGAAGCAGTGCGGCAGCAGGTAGGTTCACTAAAGGAAGATTTAGATGACTTAACAGAACCGACAAAAAACAAATTCA